ACGTCTTGATCCGGCTGATCGTACTGGAACGATTCGTCCCATTCGCACCGTGATCCACCAGGAACAGGTCCGTACCCGCCAGAGCTTCGCCAATCGCCGTTGCCCCGTCGATATCCAGGTCCGCAGTCGCCGCTTCCGAGAGAGCTTCACGAACGGCTTGCTCGGTCGGGATGGAAGTATCGACAGCACTACCGGATTCGCTGATCTCAGTGACCAGGATCAAGCCGTCCTTCAGCAGCTTGTTCGTCGAGTCCCACTGAGGGATCTTGTTCTGGGTCGTAACGGTCGGGCCGGAAACGTCACCAGTTCCCACATTGAAGTAGGTCGCCAATTCCGCAGGAGTGACGAACTTCGGCGTTCCCCCTTGGATGCAGTAGAACTTGTCCGATGCAGCCGTTGTTACCACGGCATCGCGGGCAGCGACATAGGCAGCGAAGTCCGTCCAGAATTGTGCTTCCAGATTCGCCAAGGTGATCTTCTTCGGGTCACCGTCATCGAATACGAACAGGTCGGTCGAGGCGGGAGTATCGGCAGTCAGACCGGACAGAGTGAGGACATTGTCCTGTAATCCGGTCGCGAAGTAGGTCACCAGCGTATCAATGTTGACTTCGGAGATGGTTCCCGACCGCTCCATGAGCAGCTTATCGCCAGCAGCGGAAGGCGTCGTCGTGGTCGTGGGCCATTGAAGTGCCGACAGGTTCAATTCCGCTGCCAGATAGGTGTTCGCCAGCACCGTCAGCGTCATGTACTTAGGTGTTCCGCCGTCCAGTATGAACAACTGGTCAGCATCAACGGGCGTCACGATGGCGTCCAGCGCTGCCGTGTAGGTTCCGAACTGGGAATGAACCCGTGAAGCAATCGCGGAGAATGCCGCTTTCTTCGCCGTACCGCCCTGCTCGACTAGGTATTCGTCCGTGTCAGCCAGGGTTGCGGCACTGAGGGCATCGACCTGGGCGCCGAGCGTCCCGTTCGTCGAATTCACGAACGCCACAATGGTGTCGATGTCGATCTGCTTGAGGGTATCCCCGTCAACATAGAGGACTTTGTCCCCTGAAACGATCGACGTTCCCGTGGTGATCGCTTCCAGTTCGTCCACAATCCATGCGGAGACGTTCGCGAACGTGATGATCTTTTCATCGTCGCCAGAGGTAAAGACGGGCAACTGATGCGAATCCGTCAGCGACGTAATCACTCCCGCGCCGTGTATCTGGTCGATGGTGTACGCCGAGATCAAGTCGGGCGTCATGTGCTTGTTGGTCGATCCGTCAACGACCGGCAGCTTTTCAGAGCCACCGATTGAATCCACCGCTAAACCGGCAACGAATGTCGAAAAAGGTACGTCTGCCATTTTAGTTTCCTCTCCACGGACCCGACCGGGAAGTTTCCATTGTTACGCCTTCGAAAGCCCACTTGGCGACACTTTGAATCCAAATGCAACACCAGATGGTCCTGGTCCTCGGATAACTCATGTTCGCACGCCCCGCAGTCCAGTCACCGCTGGAATGGACGTAGCTTGAATAATCGTTCCCAGCCTGAAACGCTTCAATAGCTAATTTCGCATTGTCCGCAGCGGCTTCCGCCGTGTCGCCGGTCACAATCCGCCACGTCACCGTCCCGGAACTCGCCGCAATCATTCCGTGCAGATTCACGATATGCCCGAATTTGTTCTGCATCCCCACGCGTAGCGGACCAATCACCAGATGACTCTGAATCGCCGTTCCATCGTCGTCGTCGCCACCGATCTTGCGAATGTATCCGTCCCCACCGGCGAGGAGCAATTCCCCTTCGTGCTGGCAGCAAACCAGGGGAGAATGGTCGTCCTGCAGGCGAACAGGCCACCATGCTTTCGTCTGCATCTCGTAAACCCAATGGGTATCGCTTCCGCCCGAAGTCCGCAGGAAGACGTGAACAGCCATTCGGTCGTGTTCGTAACCCATCGAAACCGTCGTGGTCGATGTGTCAATATCCCGTAATTCCTGGGGGACAATGTCCTCTGACAGCGGCGTGAGTCCAGACCCGTCAGCACCGACCATGTAAAGCCCATCGGTGGAGAGGAAGCAGATTTGGTCCTCGATCTTGCACCAGGCCCGGCTGGAGATGATTCCTACGTTCTCTGACACCCGCTGAAGCGTCCCATCGGCCCCAGGATCGCCGGAAACGACCCACAGTGACCTTTGCGACCCGATTAGCAGGACAGCGTCCTTGTGGGCGATCATGGCCGTGGGAAGCGGTCCTACGTCTGCTGCCAGCGACAACTGAAACGCCAGAGGTCTTCCCGAATCACCGACGTGTGCTCCGTAGCCCCAATCCGTGTAATCCCCCTGGCGGCTCATGTAAATCGCGTTGTCTTCGCCCGACATGCAGATTCGGTCCCGGTAAACAGCCCCGAACGTGCAGGAAGTCGGGATTGTTCCGTCCGAGGCGGCAAGGGCGTCGGTTTGCCCGGTCTTCGGGTCCATCTTCGTGATGCCGGAAGTCGTTACCGCGAAGACGTGCTGCTGACCGGCAATCAGGAAACCGGACGATGGCGCGGTCCCGGAACTCACCGTCAACTGATTCCCCGAAGCATCGACGAGGATGTTGCCGGATTCGTCTGTGAGGTAAGCGACCTGGGTAGCGGTCGTTCCCCCGTCCACGGTAACGATGGTGGAATCCACCAGTACCGCCAGAATCGTTGAAGCACCGCCCGCAGAACTCGAGGTATTGATCGAGATCATGTCTGCGATCGTGGTTCCGAAGTCTGTGCTCGAGTACTTCGTCAGACCGGGACGGCTTCCGCCGCGTAAACGACGGTCGATGTTGTCGTAGACGCGGCAATTCACGGACCAGGGCGAGGGCCACGGACCTTTGTAGTCTGGAGTCGCCCGCAGATTAGCCCTACGCGCCACGCCCAGCATGGGGAATCGAAGTTCGACGGTTCTGGGTGGCATAGGACATTGTCCGGTTTTTAGTTAATGATCAAGCCCCAGCCACCATGAAATCGTAGCAATTTACTTGGCAGGGGCAAAGTCCGCTTCCCGCTCCTTCTGCTTCTTGAGCAATCCATCGGTCCAGTCAGGCATGGGCCAGAAATGCTCAAGGAGCCACGACAGCGGACGTTTCTGCAAGGGCCATTGATTATTTAGCCAGAGGTCACGAGAGTATTTCCTTGCCTTGTCTATGTCCCGCTGACTGATCGGATAAGGCCAGGAAGACTCTCCATTCTTGGAGAAGTTTGAGGTACGAAACATGTGGGCGAACCAAGTATCGAGGTTCGTCACCATTCGCCCTCCTGATAGCCATGACTTCATCGCTAGCTCGACGCCGTATTGTCCCCAGCTTCCGTGCTCCTCTGCCATTCCACCAAGTTCGAAGAAGCGTTCTCTTCCCATCATAAAGCACGCCCCTATGCAGGTTGGTGTCTCTACAATGCCTGTTGGCTCCTGCTCCTTGAAACGATCTGTGTTCTTGTACTTTCGCCAGTATTGAAATTGAAGATTTGCGTCAAATCTCCACGTTACTGTGGGGCTGTGCTGAAATCGCGGCTGCCAAACTATGATCATCGTGAACTCTTCGCCTTGGCATCCTTCAACTTCACACTTCCTTGGTTTCGAACCCTGTTCGTGCCTTTCGCCGCACTCATCGCAGTGCCACGAGAAAACTTCGAACCTATGCATAGATGGAATCATGGTCATATCCGGTTCCATCTTCGCAAGCAGCTTCTCGTCGAAGTTCTCATCCACAGCGCAATGGGCGTCCAGCTTCATAATGTACTTCGCCCGGCTGAGTTTCGCCCCTTCGTTCGTCGCCGCCCTCTGTCCGATGGGTTTCCCGAAGTGGACCACTTGCAGTCTGGGATTCTGCACCAGGGGTGGATCAGGCCAATAGCCGTCTGCTACCGCGATGACCTCGGTATCCTTCCCGGTATGGGAGAGGACGTCTTCGACAGTGTGTCGCATGAATTGTTCGTTGCGACCTGGAATAATCACCGACAGAGACTTAGTCACTTTTCCTCCTTTGCAGTTGATACCAGAAATTCCGTGACGTCTTCCGCGTCAGCGTATGAAACAACCCCTGCGGGTCGGCATCCACATCACCAAGATACTTCCCATTCGGAAACATGAACATCGTGGGACGGTGGGGGCAAACCTTCTTCCCATCAGGGTCGAACGTCCGCCAAACACTACGAAAAGCCCGGTCTTCACCCTGCGGATAGGGCTTCTCGACCAGGTCTTCCCGATAACCACCCAAATCCCAGAAGACATCCGCACGCATGGCGAAGTTGTTCGGAAGCGGTCCCAGTTTCAGCTTTCTGTCCAGAGGTAGCCCGTATTCCTCCAAAACGGGCCTCTCCTGCGTCAGAACGCCGTATTCGTCCAATACACCGAATTCCCTCACAAACTGCACCTTGAGGCCGTCATAGCCGTGTATGAAGTCCAGGGCTTCCCGCGTGATGATGTGATCCAGGTCGAACATCAGCAGGATTTCACCCTTCGCCACCCTCGCCCCAGCGTTCCGAGCCAATGCCCAAGTCCAGGGTCGAGTGTCGTGTGTTTCCAGTACACAAACCGGACATTGTCCGGTTTGTTGACTGAGTTGGTGCGAGATTGGCGGGTCGCTTCCGTCGTCCACGAGGATCAATTCCGTGTCTGGTGGAAGGCCGATTTTGCTGAAGTGCAGCAGTTGGCGGCGAACCACTTCGTGGGAATTCAGAACGGGGATTATTATTGAGAGTCGCATCATTCTTCCCCGGACTTGAGATGCCAATCAAGTTTCTCAACAGCATTTGAAACGAGGATTCTTGCATATTTCGCAAGATCATCATCTTCAAGTGGAACCTTGCTGTTAACAGTCACAGGACAGAAAAATCCTGAGAAAAGCGATTCCTCAAATGCGTTAAATCTTGTTGTCACCATGATCTCTACGCAGGAATCGTCTTGGCTTACGCAGGCCACGACGCGATAGCGATCACGATCATAGTCAGCATCGGCAATCGCTTTCTTGATCACTTCTAACAATTCATCCGTGGTGATCACTTCTTCAAATATCTTTTCTAAATCCATCATCATTCCTCCCCGAATTTGTAGCCGAATGCTTCGATGTCCCGCTTGTACAGTTCTTCGACGATCTGGACGCATTCGGTGTCGTAGTGGTCGATGTAAGAACCGTGCGGTGAAGCGTTCTTGTGGGGCAAATCTTCACGAACACCAATGGTCCTGGACAATCGTTCCCAGTCGGTATCCATCTCCTCGAAGCGACCGACAAATCCGAAACGATATTTATTCAGATAAGCGGTCGGGTACTGCTCCGCGAAATGGTTGTTGACTCCCGGACCCTTCACAGCAAGAACCCGCTTCACCCATTCGTCGAAGACCCAGGTTTCGTCGATCTTGTTGTCCGGGTTCTTCGCTCGATCGCGGCATTGGTGGAAAGCGGAGCAAATGCGGTCCCAGGGGTTTCGCACGAACGTAAACAGGACAATGCCCTCATTCGGAACGATTAGGTTTTCCCAAACGGTTTGCCAAATGTTGACATCGCGGTTGCGAAGGAGTCGGCGGTCTCGAAGCGGTCCTTCGTCTATGCTGGTTGTGCCGGTCCTGGCATTCGGCAAATGAACCCACTTCCCCAGCACGTCTATAACGGGGGGAACGGCAAGGTTTTCGAGATGCTCGATTAGATCAGACCTCATATTCTCTCGGCTCCCTTCTGCCAGAATGCAGTCGGGTTGTCATCCTTCGTAACGTACCAGGGATCAATTCGGTGGCAATGCGTGTAAGCATCAACGGCTTGCATCACGCCGGAATGCTTGAAGGCGCAGTAGTCGTGAATCAGGATCAGACCGCCAGGCTTCACCTTGGGAACATAGTAAAGAATGTCCTGGATTACGGCATCGAAGGTGTGGTCGCCGTCGATGTTGATGAAATCCACAGACTCTTCAGCGAATCTCCCGTAGACTCCAGGGGATTGACTCGACTTGCGGATCAGGTTCACTCCGTAAGGCTCCAGCCACTCTTTCGCCCCCTCGTAGACCTCGTTCTGCTTCTCCTGCGATGTGCGGGTATGGTAGGCGACGTAAGGATCAATACAGGTCAGCCTCAGTCCTGGAATGCTCTTGCACCACAGTTCAGCCGAATGACCCCACCGAGTCCCGATCTCAATTCCGTTCTCCACCCCCATGCCGTTCATCACGTTGGCAAGTGCCGCGCGACCGCCGTTCCTTAGCTGACGCGCCAGGATGGGAAGATTGTCGTGCGACTCTTGACCCATGATCCTGAAGTATTCCTTCAGCAATGGTCGAAACTTACTTGGATTCATCCTCGGAAACTCCCTTGTTGTAAACCGCGGCGATCGCCGCAGCTTTTCCCCAGACAGGAATATCATACGCCTTCAGTTCCCCCGGTTTACGCGCCAGGCCCGGCGTATCCACATAGGTCGGTGAAAGTCCTTGCGGGTGAGCCAGATTCACCATTGGCTCGATGCAGTACCATTCCACCAGCTTGTTTCTCGTGACTCCTAATATCTTCTCGACGTCCCTGCGTCCAATCTCACCAGAGTAGTCTCTTCCCTTCGGGTACTTCCTCTCCCGCTCCTCCAAGGCGTTCACGACCAGTTCCGTAGGACCGATCATCGTGAAGTTCCCGTGCTTCCTGATCGCTGAGAAGATGGCCTTGTCCCCCTTCCAGGAGAATACCGACCAGCGACTCATATCGTAAGCGACTTCGTCATCCTTTGGTCGAAAGTCCGTGAAGTGCCTGCGAGGGTAGAGCGTATCGTCTTCAGCCACGGCAATGTACTTCGTCTTCGCCAGCTTCGCACCCCTGAGAAGTTGAGTGTACACGTTCCACGCACGAAACGGTCCCTCTTGAATCAGGTATTCCGTGTTCGGTCTATGAAGGTCCATCGGTTCCGCAGAGATGCAGACCATCGGACGGTCTTCGGCTGCGTGCAAAAGATGCCCCATGTGGAAGGTTTTCCACCGCTGGGGCATCTTGTTGCATGTCAGGTAAATGACAGTCAGATCGGACAATGTCCGCTCCTTACGTTGCTGACGGAGAACTTGAAGGACTGCTCGAAACAGAACTTGAAGGACTGCTCGACGGTGAAGCGGACGAAATGACCGTTCCAGCGTTTCCTTCCATGACCTCCCATCGGTAACCAGTAGCGGTCGAAACCGACACTAATGACAGGAAATCGCTCGCGTCCGCAAACGTCGCCGCGTCTTCCAGAAGAACATTCAATCCATTCTCGGCAGAAACAACGACGTTTCCGCCGCCATCGGTCTTCAGGCGAAGGATGAATCGGATTCCTGGTCGAGTCGGATTTGAGAGAACGCGCGTTTCACCGGAAGAACCGGAAACCATCTCGCAAATCTGAAAGTTCATCTTGGGACGGATTGTTCCACCGTCTCCAGGGTCATTGAGAAGGCCAGCCCCCTGACCAGGAGTAAACGCTTCGTAACAAGTTTCAAGAATTCTGTGTGCTGATCCGCCAGGCATGGCATTTCCCTTTCTTATAGGAGGAATAGAGGATCGACAGAACCGGACATTGTCCGGTTTAGAACTACTGTTCGGTATCGTAAATCACCGTGATTGTGATCTCACCGGAAGTACCGGCATTCGCAACCACAGCTTGAAGTGCCTCTTCCACAACCGGAATCTCCACGAACGCATCCGTCGCCGCAGAACCATCAGCGACTTTCGATGCCAATGCACGCGGGTGAAACCATTCGGTGGCGTTATTCGCGATTGCCGTGTCGGTCAGAATCGGAATTCCGGTCGTCGCCCCGGTCAGGGCAATATCCCAGTTATTCGTGATGCTGGAATCCGCAACGGTCTTCACCGCGAGGATCTTCCCGCGAAGGACCGAGCCAATCAGGTGCGTGCCGTTTCCAGCAACCGTTTTCGAGACTTTATGGATCATAGCGTATCCCCATCCAAGGTAAGGCTTCCCATGCGTGCTGCCCGTGCATAATGGTCACGGTCGTAGACACCGAAATGATACCCTTCCCCACGCGGTCTGTCAGGTCCAAGCGAAGTCGGGGCTGATTTTTCCAGGTCGGCACGAATCGCCAGCGGAAGCATTTGCTGGAATTGTGCCGTGTGACGGTCGGGCATCCGGTTGAAATCCAGTTCCACCGCCATCAAGCAAGCCTCGACGATCAACTGAGAAAGCGTCTCCCCACCAACCGGGTACTGATTCGTCGCGTCGATCATCGTCGGGCGAAGGATCATCGGAACCCGCAGGACATACGCCGCATCCGGCGTCGGATACAGGGCCAACCGCTTCCTCGAACCCACAGTGGGATCGAATTCCACCGTCCGCACCGAATAATAGCAGGGACGGTCGTAATACGGGTCGTCCTGCTGTTTCGTGCGAATGTATTGGTCATCCCGCTGCCGAACGGGTGGATACAATTCGTTCTG